CCGAAACCGGAGACGTCAACGATCCGACGCCGGTAGACAATGTTTTGCGGATGGCGGAAGAGCGGCAGAGGCAGCAGCAACAGGCGCGTCCGCAAAGCGCATGGGGACGTTTCAAAAACTTTGCCGGTTCAGACGCAGGGCGTACGCTTTGGGGCGGTTTGGGAACGGCTTTGGGCGTTGGCCTGACCGGCGGTAACTTGCAGGATGCGCTCGGATACGGGGTTATCGGCGCCGGCAATACGGTCGGTACATTAAACCAAAACCGGCAATATGCCAATCGGTTGGCCTTAAAGCAGCAGGAACGCGCCGACGCTCTGGCTAAAGAGCAGAGGGACAATCAGTTTAAGCTTGGACTACAGGATAGAGCATTGGCTCAAAGCAAGCAACTGGCGGATTATCAGTTGGATAAAACTCTTGCGCGATTGCGCGGCGAACAAGAAATAAAAGACACCGCCGAAGAGGCGGCAAGACAGCGTAAAATTGACGCCATCAACAGTAATCCGTATTTGACCGAAGACCAAAAACAATGGCAGATTGCCAGATTGGACGGGCTTAATTTTGATCGCAGCGCTTATTATACCGACAAGCTTTCCAGCGACCCGAACAATCAGGAAGCGTTGGGGTATTTTGTAAATCAGCGTCAATTGCAGAATATGCTTAAAAGTCCGGCAGAAAAACTGGCTGCGGCGGCCGGCATTGCCAAAGACGGCGGTTTGGCATTAGATCCTGAAGCTGCGAACAAAGGAGAGATTTCCTATATAACCAAACCGCAATCATTAAGCGGGGAAATGCAGGCTTATAAAGAGATGGTTCAGCGGGGAATTGATCCTCAAATTGCATTGATTGCGTCCGGTTTGAACAAGTTAGAGTATAACGTAAACCTGAAAGGTGCCGAAGCCGGAATAGACTATGGTTATGAAACCAAAGGAGCTTATCGGGACGCGGGTATAAAACAGCAGCAAACGCTTCTTGAGGAAGACCTGAAACAAGGATTTGAGGTGTTTAAGACAACATTGCCGGCTGCCAGCGTTATTGAAGCAAATCAGACCGCGCAGGCCTTGCAAAAAGAGGGTTATAACGTAACGGCAGGTGATATTTTGTTTAATAATTATAAGCAGGCTGTTTTTGCAAATGCAAACATGGTGGCAAATATAAATAATATCTATTCGCAAATTGATGAAAGAGGCACCACGCCGCAAATCAAGAATGCGGAATACATCAAGAACAATCCTGAAATGGCGGGCAGTCCGGTTTTTAAGTCTGGTTCAACGACGGTTAATATTGGCGGAGGCGGTGGATATGCCGGTGCCTATGGAAAAAAACGAGCCGAAAGTATTGCGGCTAATACGGATGAAATCATCAATAGTGCGCAGAATAAAAGAAACACCTATTCGCGCGCGCTGCAACTTCTGGATAAAATAGAAACAGGAGCAAAATATGCCTTGCCGGGGGCAAGCGGTTTGTATGCAGCTTTCAATCCCGAAGCCGGGGAATATAATTCTCTGGTTAATGTAACCATTCCGCAGATGCGTCCGGCAGGTTCCGGCGCAGCATCAGACAGGGATATGGAAATTTTCCGTAAAGCGACGTTTGGTCTTGATAAGCCAAAAGAAACAAACAGGAATCTGTTGTCGGCGAATATTGCCGCGGCGGAAAACGAAATTGCCCGTCAGGAATTGATGGGAAGATGGATTGAAGATGGAAAGAGTCCAGCGGCGTTTGATTCTGCTTGGCGCTCGTATCTGAATGCCAATCCGATTTTTTCTGATGAAAGCGGTAACTTGAATAAAAAACGAATAGATGCCTATTCTTATTTTGGCGGCGGAAATTCTGCTCAGGCATCAAAGGTGCCGACAGATGAAGATGCATGGGGAGAGATATAATATGGTAACTCAAGAAAGATTGTTGCAGGGGGCAAGAAATTTGAAGGCAAAGGGGTATTCTCCGGCACAGGTGGATAGTTGGCTCCAAACAAAAGGTTCATCATTGGACGAAATGAAGATTTATGCGGCAGATGTTAAAAGACAGCAATTCGAGAAAGTGCAGCCGACAGAATCGCCGGTGAACAAAGAACAGCTTATGCAAGGTCTGAGAAAAGACGCTTGGGATAATCGTTTGGGGGCGATTACCAAATTTGACCAGGGCGCAAGCTTCGGTCTGGGTAAAAAAGTGGGCGGGATCGCAAATGCTGTTTTTTCGGCGCCGATTGACTGGTGGGCGGGGGCTCTGGGATATGATACCCCGTCCCGTCTGGACAGATATAATGAAATTGTCAAACCCGCCGTTGAGGCCGGAAAGCGTTTTGAAGAACAACACCCGGTCGGCAGCGTCGCTTTGGAAATCGCCGGGAATTTTGCTAATCCGGCAAATTATCTGGGCGCCGGTCTGGTAGCAAACACGGCAAAATTTTTGCCTAAACTTGGCAAAGCCGGAGTTTTGGGAGCAGCGACCGGCGCCGCAGATGCCCTTGGCCGGTATAATTCCGTTGATGATGTTTTGGGAAATATCGGAACGGATGCGGCGCTTGGTTCCGCTGTTAACCTCGCTTTTCCTGTCGCCGGGAAAACGCTGGGGCTGTTAGGCAAAGGGGCGCGGGGATTAGATGGATGGTTGACGGGAACCGGCGGTGCGCTCAATGCGGCTTATGATGCGGGGAAACGAAAAAGTTCCGTTTTTCTGCAAAATATGCGCAATATAGCGCCGAAGTCTGATGCTGTTGACTATGCGAAAGAAGCCTTGACAAAGCTCAAACTGGCCAAAAATGAAAAATACAGGCTGGGCATGGCCGAATTGGGAAAAGATGCACAAAAAGTTGATATATCACCCATTCGCAATGATTTTGAAGCCATGAAAAAATCTTATGATTATAAAGGCTTCAGCCGCGCAGACAAAACAACAAAAAAAGCTATGGATGAAATAGAGAATATTTTAACTGAATTTGAGCAAAATCCTGCGGCTCATGATGTTGTGGGGTTGGATGCCGTAAAACAGGCTGTTCAGGATATTTCATTCCCTTATGAGCAACGGGCAGCTAACAGCTTTGTCGGAAGAGTGGCCAATAATCTGAAAAGCAATATTGAGAAACAAAATCCCGGATATGCCAAAACTATGCGGGACTACGCTTTGGCGTCCGAAGAGATAGATGAATTGTCAAAAAATTTGCTCGGAGGAGGGAAAAAGATCAATACGACCACAGCTCTGGGAAAAATGCAACGTGCATTTCGCAACAATGCCCAAAGCGCATACGGCAGAGGAGAAGATTTGGTTGGAAAGCTTGGTACCAAAGCGACAGATGCACTCGCAGGACAGGCTTTAAACAGTCTGCTTCCCAGAGGATTGATCGGTAATATCGGCGGCCTGACTGCCGGCTGGGGAGCTCTGACAAATCCAGCAACATTGGCTGCTGCTCCATTTCTTAGTCCTCGTTTGATGGGAGAAGTCGCATACTGGACTGGGCGAGGGTCTTCAACTTTGGGCAACTTGGCAAAAGGGCTTAATCCCGCCGGGCTTTCCATGCCGCTGTCGGCAGCGTTTTCGTCCGATAATTATTGATTTAATTTATTATTTATATTATTATAAATATAAGGAGAACAAAATGGAAATATTAATTGCGGTTTGTGTTCCTTTTTTCATTATTGGTTTGCTTGATGATTTAAGAAAAGATAACCAACTTATGAAAGAAGACTATGAAAAGCTGCGCGCTGAGGGACATGGGAAAATATATTCCGCGTGGACAGCCTTTTGGAAGTAAACAAAGAATAACGTTAAAGAGCGGTAATAACACCGCTCTTTTTTATGGTTGTCGTTTTTAATTTTGTGGTGTATATGTACTAAAGTACTATTAAAAATTGAAAAGGAACAGCTATGAAAAAAATATTACTACTTTTCGCCTTTATTTTATGGGCAGGGGCAGCTGAGGCGCGAAGCGCTAATTTTGTACGCGGTTATTATAAACCAAGCAGCGGGACGTATGTGGCGCCGTCGTACCGAACCAAGGCCAACGGTACCAGGCTTGACAATTTCAGTACAAAAGGAAATACTAATCCATACAGCGGTGTGAAAGGCTATAAACCGGCCTACAAAACACCGTCGTATAAAGCGCCCAGAATACGTGCGCCGAAATTGAAATGGTGAGGGGACTAATAAGCCTAAAAAAAATTAAGTATTAAGGAGGAACAATGCAACAGAAAGGTCTTGACGGAGAAGACGTGGTATTTTTAGTTATTTTTTTATATCTTTTTCTGTTTTTTTTGTGGTATCCTTTTGTTAGTATAGAAGAACAAAATTTGTGTCAGAGGTATGCAGAAACGGGACGTTATGAAGAATATAATGTTATTTCTTGTCCTAAGGACTCAATAAAAGATTACGTTATTTGCAGAGAAACAGAGAAAAATTGTGAATATGTATATTATCATACCTTTTTTAAGCCGATAGGCTATTGTTGGGATCATGTGAGAGATTTCTTTAGTAATATATTTAGTGGTGCGCAAAGAAAGGGGCTTTTGTCCCGTTTACTTTCCGGCGAACAGCAATCGACAGAAGAGGTCAAAGTATATCCTCGTTCCGGGGTGTTAAATAACGGAAGTCAAGTTGATACCGGTGATTTTGTGATTGAAAGGGTAGAATAATGGCAAAATATTGAGAACGAAGAAATTATTGATTACAAAGATTTATGACAAGGTAAGGAAAAATGACTTTTTTAAAAAACATTTTATTTGTTTCGTATCTTAAAAACAAGGGGATCAGGCGAATTTGTTTTATATTGGGGGTTCTGTTTGCAATCTTTCCCTCTGCTAGTTGGTACTACAGATTAAATCGCCATTTTTATGATTTATCTTTTAATAATATTGATGAAGTACAGATGAGTTATGAATATAAATATAATGACGAAATTTTGAAAAATATTTTTAGAAATTATCCGGTAGATTTTGGAAATAAATTAAAAAAATTTGAGCATTGGGAAGATTTCTTTTTTAATTCATATACTAAAGCGTATAGATCTAGGAAACAACTTATAGAAATGTGCAATGATATATTGAGTAGGCCTTCTGATTTTCAACAACCACAGAAACAAAATAAGTTAGAAACCTGTAGAAAATTTAATAAATATATCAACCAACCTATACATATAAGTTCTTATGATTTTACCTATATACTTGAACTATGGGGTGTGGTTGTTACTTTTTATTTCCCGTTCCTCTTTTGCTGCTTGATAAGGTGGGTGTATATGGGTTTTAAGGAAAAGTAATTGACATTCGGATTGTTTTGTTTATTATTATAGGCAGAGCTTGAAACACTCTAAAGTAAGCGGTGAACGCCCCCGATAGCGGTGATTTTTTGTACAATTCATTTTTTTTGACCTCGTTTGTGCAAAAGTTTTTATGTCGGGAGGCTATCCGAATATATTGAATAGGATAGGCGTGTCTTACTTCACGTGTTTCAACCTCCCGATGCCTTTTCGGTAAAAAGGTAACTTGAAACAGGAAAGTAAGAAAATGAATACTCAAGTTGTTAATTTTAGCAATCACGAATTAAGAGTAATAGAAAATCAAGCGCAAAAATGGTTTTGTGCAAGAGATATTGCCAAGGCTTTAGAGTTTAAAAATCCTGATGCCGATGTTTGCAATGTATATCGACGAAACAAGTCCGAATTTGATGAAACAATGACCTGCACTTGCAAATTGCAAGTTCAGGGTCAAACAAAAACAGTCCGCCTTTACAACCGTGAGGGGGCGTGGCTGATTGGAATGTTTGCACGTACGCCGAAAGCGGCAGAGTTTAGAAAGTGGGTATTGAAAGTTCTCGGGGCTGTGGCAGATGGTGCAAATAATGCACAAACTGACAAACCCGTTACCGTTTCGGAGCACACCCGATCTTTACCTTCCGGCAAAAAGGAGATTGTTTTATCGGAAAAAGCCAAAACCGAAATCGGCGGGATTGTGAAAAGCTGTGTAGCGTTTGCAGTGAGAGAAGAATTGGCGGCGATTCTGTCCGGTTGCGGAAAGACCGAATATTGGGAAGTGAGCGATCGAGATTTGCTCTATCAACTATACCACTGGCATGCTACCAAAAACAAAAAAGATACATTGGAGTTTCGGAGATTGCATGCGGAGAATGATCGGTTGGTAGCGGAGAATGCCGACTTAAAAAACCGGATGAGCCAAATCAGCAGCTGGATAAAGTGATGCGGCAAATTGCGGAATTTGCGGCCTACGCCCTGTTTTTATGGGTGTTGCCGTATCTGGTTTTATGTCTGTTTTAACAACCAAGCCCTTGGAACAAGTTTCCGAGGGCTTTTCTTATGAGAGGAAAGAATATGGCGGTAACAAATATTGTTTACCCTTATGTTTTTGAGGGCGGAGAAAAAGCGGTGGCCTCGGAGGTCAACGCTGATTTTGATCAGGTGAAAATTTTTGCCAACTCGGTTATTACTGAGATAAATGCAATCAATCAGGCAATTGCGGATTTGGAAGAAAAACCGACACGCGAAATGTTTGACATTTATTTTTCCATAAAAGGGGAAACGCCGACCGGGGCGTATCCGTTGTGGACGGGCGAAACGATCACCAACTGCAAAATCCTTTATCCGGATTTTTGGAACGAACTTAATCGGTTGGCTGGGATTAACGCCGTGCCGACGGTGGAAAGTAACGCGGCTTTTGACGATATGGTGGAAGAATACGGCGAATGCCCGTGTTTTTATATCGATACGCTGAACGGCCATGTCCGATTACCGAAAATTATCCGTTTTATCAGTTCGATCAGTCAGCTTTCAGAACTTGGGATGGCTTATAACGACCAGATAAAAAGCCATACGCATGGGCTTCCGGGGGCAAATTCGGCCTGTGCCGGCGGCGGAAGGCTGCTTTATGTGTACGGGGCAAGCGATTCGCCCGCACAAGCTAATTACCGTAAGTCTTCGGCGAGCGGAAGCAATGAGGGCTACCCGAAGCACGTTCGTTTGCCGTTATATATTCAGGTGGTTAACAATACGGCGGAAATCTCCCGTTTTGATGTCGATGCGCTGAAAAAAGAGCTGGAAAAAGCGCTGGTTGATTTGCAGGACGCATATAACGGATATATTGCTGGTTTGGAAGAAGCTTTTGAAAAAGCCAAGGCTAACCTGGCCGAGGCGGCAGAACTCTACAAATACGCAAATGTCAATGTACCGGTCGCTTCTTTTGCTCAAGATGCAACTTATGATGAATATCCGTATAAGGCGGATATTGTTCTGCCGGAAATAGGGGATTCTTTGGTACCGACGGTAATATTTTCGTTGGTGGATTCGGAAAGCGGCAATTTTGCACCGGTGGCGGAGAGCGGCGCCGGTTATGTGCGGATCTGGGCAAAAGAAAAGCCGGAAGAAGCCGTTGTTATTCCGACGATTTTGTGTCAATGAGGGAGTTTTTAGCTATGCTGGGAAAAACAAACAGTAATATGGGCGGCAAGGCAGCGGCTGCCGCGTACGTTTTTGAGAATGCGACAATGTCAAAGAGCTATCCGGTAGATGAGATGACGGAAGCCGGTTGGAAAACGTTTCCGTTTAATTATGTAGACGATCTGGAAGGTTTCAAAGCGTCAAGATATGAGTTTGCAACCTATTGTACCGCGTACGGCGGCGGCTGGATTCCGTGGTTTGACAATGATTTTTCGACGTCGACGAATTTGGCGCAGCCGAAATATTTCAAATTTGGCGAACCCGTTTTGCTGAAGAAGATAAAAATAGCCGGTGACGCGCAAACTTTGAAGATATATGCGACCAACGAAGCGGATTATCTGGGGGACACTTCGCTGATGACGTTGGCGAAGGAAGTAGAGGTACCTTCTTCCGCGGCATCTTTGATTGAGTTGGAAGTTGATGCCGATGCGGCCTATATGTATTATATGTTTGAAAACGACAGCAATTACAGCGGTATTAAGGAGCTTCGTTGGGAGGTCGTTGGCGGCAATGTTTCCTGCACATTGTCGTCGGCAAACATGACGCCGGAAATCCGTGCTTATCTGACTGATTATATGCGGCTGATCACGCAGCCGTTTTATTGTGAGGGTAAGGTAATTCCGTCGCAAACGCTTGTGATGAAGCCTTATGAGGAAGGCGGCAATCTGATCAATTATACGGATGATGGTTCGGCGGTTGATCTTAAAATATTTTACGGCAAATCTGGCGGGGAGCCCGCGAGCAAGAAATATGTGCAGCCGTTGCTTTCCGCCAACGGAACGCTTGGCGGCAATGATCCAGCCTGTTCGGGGACCTCCGAGCAGACGCCGGCATATTATGCTTTTGACGGAAACACGGAAACCAAGTGGCAAACGGGGACGTCTTCGACGCCGCAAAGCGTTGTGTTTTATGATCCGGACGGTTTTGTCCCGACCGGGGCCGTGATTTCGTTTGTCAACGGCGAAGTTTACGCTTCGGGAGAAGTTTTTGGTTCAAACGACAATTCGGACTGGGTGTCGCTGACTACGTTTGCCGACAACGAGCTGGATACTCTGACGCTTAGTTTTGCAAATGATACGGAATATAAGTATATAAAATTTCAGTTTAATTCTCTGTTTTCCGGCTGGGGGCAGATTTATGAAATCAAAATCAACGGGGTAGTGCGGCGTGTGCCGGCAGACATGTATTTCATTGCTCCGAATGCCGACAGTCTGCCGGAAGGGTACGTTTCCGCGCAAATTGTGGCGGACTTATCTTTGCCGGCGCATATTTACAAAAACGCCGGCGGCGAATGGGTGATGGGAAAAACGGATTGATGCTGAGGTTTTTAATTGTGTTTTGGTTGGGGCTTTTGCTCTGGCTTTTTTTATAAGGAGGAAAAAATGTTTATTGTTAATAAAAAATTCACCCGGGCATGGGAACCGGTGACGGAAGCGGCAACGGGAGACACTTTCGCCGTTCAGCCGTTGCTTAGGGATATTGAGTATATCGTTTTGGATCGACAGCCGACGGAAGACGAGCGCGGCGGGATTGTTCCTGCCAAAGCGCAGCTGATGTTTAAAAAGGTCGGCGGAGATTTGTATTTGCGTGATCCTGACGGATTAGGCCCCTCGATTGTCAGCATTGAAAGGATAGAAGCATGAATGACGTATTGTATGCCGGCGGCGCGTCCCCGGCGACGGGAACGGGCGGCGGCGATATTGATGTGAGCGGCCTGCTGAAAACGGATGCCAGCAATCTGGCACCGGCCGGAAGAGAAGCAATCGCCGGAATTGCGGTTGCAAGTGTCAGCCTGGATAATCTGGCGGATAAGGATTTAAGCAATCTGTCGTCGGTCGGCAACGCGAAACTTCCGCACCCGTGGGTTTATTTTGCGGCGAAGAACATTTTGGCAAACGGTACGATCGGCGCCAACAAAGTTTCGACTTTTGCTTTGGATTTTTTGCCGGACGAGGGTTTGTATGAGATTATAGGCAGCGTATTTTTTACGTCGAGTTCAATCGTTACGGTCCGCGGCGCGTTGAATCCCTCAATTTATGACGCGATTGCGTCTTCGCCGACTGCCGGTGTTTTTCTGACGACGGGCGAATCCCGCTGTGCTGGTTTTTATGCCGCTCTGGTGAAAAACAAGACGATCCGTTTTTCCAATACAGGCAACAACGAGGCGACCAACGGTTATATCAATGTTATTGCATACCGAAAAGTAGGAGATTAGGAGAATGTTTTACGCTTTTATAGAAGACAATAAACTGGTCGGCGCCGGCGAGTGCCGCCAGTCGACGGAAGGCGTCGACAATGTGGAAATTTCGGAAGAAGTGTTCAGAAACATTGAGCGCTATGTATGGAAC